CTGCTGCTTCAAAGATTGTTGCTGCTTTTGCACGGAACTCTTCGCTGAGTTCTTCACCAGCGACAAGAGCGTCAACATCCTCAGTAAAGTCGTACTCGGTTTCAGCGAGGACTTCCTCTTCGCCATCTTCCGTTTCCTCCATTTTAGCGGATGCGTCACTTGGTTTGGTCTTCAGGGACTTGTCGCCTTCATGCTTTACTGCAGATGCAGCAGAAGCACCAGCGTTCTTAGTTCCTTTTGCACCTTCCATAGAATCCGAGGTAACAGTAAGAACTTTCTGCGATTCATCCTTAAGTGGGGATTTTTCTGCAGGTTTTGCGTTCTTAGTGATAGGATTAGAACCTTCGGACACTTGCTCCATGTTATCTAACTCCTGTTGGGTCTCAGCCATTTGTAACTCCGTTATGCATTAGCGTTGTCTGTATTTATTTATAAATCACAAACTCTTTAAAAACTGGGAGAACGCGGAAATTTTTCGTTCTTGTAAGTTAATAAGAGTTGCTTGGTCAATTTCGTCCTTAATAGCAGCAATATGTGCTTCTTTCAGGATTCCATTATCCCAAACCCATTCTTTTCCTTCCATAATACCGTCAACAAATGCATCGGGAGCAGAAGGGTCTGCTACAATATCAGCAGCAGTGGCAAGCATGAAGTCGTCCGCAACAACGTTGCATCCTTCTCTTTTAACTAAAGAACCCATGCCTCTGGAAGATACGCCAAGTTTGACGCCTTCGTCGAGAAGGTTCTTAGCAATGTTGCCCATGGGAGTATCTAAGATTTTCGCTCTGCCAATGAAGTTGTTTCCGTCTTCTTTGAGAGAGGTAATCTTATGAGAAACTCGGTCAAGGTTGATGGAAGGACCATCAGGATGACCTAATTCGCCAAGGGCGCGCCCTCTTTGAATGTAGTTCTCATCGTATTTAGCAACTTCGCGTTGTAATGTTTTTAACATATACTTGCGACCATTGCGGTTTTCAAGTTCTGCCTGTAAGAAGATACCTTCGATGAAGTGATTCTTCTTGCCGTCTTTCTCCTCAGCAATAAATTCTACTTGAGTAATTTCTTCAGCGATCAGTTTCATCGTCTTCATTGGTAGTTTCTTCTGGTTGTTCTTCGGCAGGAGGTTCATGAGGTTGACGTTCATCAACTTCTACATCTTGCACATCACCTGTATCTGGTAAATTATCTGCAATTTCATCTGCAGATGCTTGTGCAGTATCATCTAAATCAAATCCCATGCTTTTAGCAAATTCAAGTTTACGTGCTTGAATAGCATCAAAAGATGCAGCACCCAAAGCATCATTGATTGAATCAATCGCTGCTACTTTATCGTCTGTGAAGATTTGATTTACAATTTGTTGTGCAATTTCGCTAGGCATAATAATACTCCCACTATAATAATATTTAGTTTATTTAAAATTCACCCCTGCGGGCATCTGCTGGTTCAACTGCGGACTCTTGCTCATTAGGTGCTACTTCTGCTCCTGGTACTCCACCTTCATCGCCAGCAGCCATAGCGGGATCCATTTCCGCTGCAGGATTAGCAATAATACCAGATTCCATTTCAGATTCAATTTGCTCATCAATTTCTTTAATCTCCTCTTCGGTTTGCTTAAGAACTTGACGACGCATATATTCGACAGAAAAATACTTGCCGACATATGGGTCCATACTGTTGACCTGGTTCATGCGCTCATTACGAATCTCAATCTCTTTGAGTTCTGTAAAGTAATTATCTGCAATGAAATCAAATTGAATATGATTCTTCATATCATCCCATTCTTCAAGGGTCATGATACCTTTTAGAATAAGTTGAGTCTTGAGCAAATCAGTAAACAGTTCAGAGAAACGCTTGCGGAGACGAGCGATAAACTTCTGGAACTTAACCTCATCACGAGTAATTTCAGCAGCGCGACCGATATTGAAAGTCGTTTCTGTTTCTAAACGAGATGAAGGAACGTTGAGTGCCTTGTACAGTTTTTTCTGAAAATACTTAACATCTTCCAGTTCGCCAAGGTTCTGACCACCAGGAAGTGTGGAGATTTCTGTACCTCTACCGCCTTCACGACGAGGGAGCCAGAAGTCTTCCAGCATGGACATGAACTTCTTGTCGTCTTTAATCTCACCAGTGTTCGCATCATATACAAGTTTGTTACGATAGCGACCCATAACTTCGCGCAGATATTGCTCTGCCTTATTCTTGGGAAGATTACCAACATCGATGTAGAAAATTCTACGCTCAGGTGCTCTACTTAAACGGTAGATAACCAGAGAATCTTCAATCATTCTCAGTTGGTTGACTGCCTTAATCGCCTTATGCAGGTGAGAAAGGGTCATGTTTTTGTTAAGGTCTTGAATACCCGAGTGACAATAGCAGACAGAATCTGCGGTAATCTTAATACCTTGATTGGTAGAGTTCTTCAAACCCTTGGGGTTGTAAAGAAAATATTCTGCTGCTTTCTGTGTAAGTTGAGTATTGATATCTACGCCACGCAGTTGCTCTGGACGCTTTTGCTCATACTCAGTGACCTTGCGAATCTTACGGGGGTCAATATAACGAAGTTCGGTAAGACCGCCACGAGGATTTTTAGGATCGATTACTTTATGATAGAATAATCTTCCGTCAACATACCATCTACGGAAGATTTCATATGAACGATTATCAAAGTCAAGAAGACGAAGCACTTCGTCAAACTCTTCTCTAATAAGTTTTTTGATTTTATCCGACGCCTTCAGGTTGGAAAGTTCAACCTCAACTGGTACATCATCAAAGTTTCCACAAATAGTTTCATTGACAATATCGTCAACCGCACTATCACACTCTGGTTGCATTACCATCTCCCTGTAACGGGTGATGAGTTCATAATCATTACGAATACTTCCGTCAAAATCAACGGAGTATCCATAATATCCGCCACCTACTACGGGTTGCGAACCATCCATATTATCTTTCTGAACAAAAGAAGGCCCCTTAGGGACCTTCTTTGCTCTTTCAAGTGAAAAACCGAAGAGCTGAGACATTATATTTCTAAGTTATTGGTCCTGTTCTATTTATCAGGCATCGACAGAGGCATTAATTGGAGTCCAGTATTGAGTCTGGAGTTCAACTGTGAATTCTTCGATGGCATCGTTGCTTCCAAAGTCGAGGTCAATCGCTGCGATTGCACTTGGGAATACGTTATAGAATCTGTAAGACTTTAGAATCTTAGGGGTATCACCGTTTTTAACATCGCGTGCTAACTGGTGAACAGTCATGTCAGCAAAGTAACCAGTTGCATCATCTTGGTCACCAAGACCTGCAGCAGATGTGAAGTTTTCGTTGTATGCTTGAATGCTAGCTGCCCAGAGTTCAAATGCATTACGCAGAACAAAGTTGCTATCATTTTGAATTGTGATAGTCCAAGGTTCAAAGGTTCTATCACCTGCAATTTTCAGAACACGACCACGGAAAGGAACTTCAATTACACCAATATTAGATGCAGGAAGATTTGCCGCACGTACAGTGAACTTACCAAGTTCAATCAGACTTGCATTATTAATAATTCCCTGAGGGAAGTTTAAATCTACTTGGAATAGATTGGGACGAGCAAAGTCGGCAGCTACATTTGCCTTAAAGTCGTCAATAGTTCCTCTTTTTGCCATTGTTTTAAAATGTCTCCGTCGTTAATATTTAGTACAAATAATATTTTCAGACAAAAAAAGAGGGTCCGAAGACCCTCAAATATGTATGAACTAATATCACTGAGCAATTTCGGTGAATGCAACACCAGTTCTGGTTGCAACGAATGTCAGGGTGATGTAGTTGATTGTACGTGTTGGTTTGACGAAGATTTCTGCGTAGAACTCGCCACGGTCAACTGCTTCAGCGGGGTTATTGTCGCTATCGCACTTGACGAGGAAGTCAGTAACACCACGACGACCTTGGACATCACGGAGGTAAGGCTCAACGATGTTCAGGAACAGCGAACGCTGCGACTCATCGTTTTGCTCAAACAGTTGCGACTTAGCAGCACCACTGATGACACGCTCGATAGTGAGGAACAGACGGCGGACGTTGATTCTGTCGAATGCAGAAGCAAATCCGAGAGCAGTCTTATCACCGTAAAGAACGACGCCTTGACCAGGGAACGAAACGATGGGGTTAACGCGAGCAGCATACAGACGGTCACGCTGAGACTTGGTGGGAGTCATTGCAAGTTTAATTGCATTTCTCAGAACACCACGTTGGAAACCAGCGGGGGAGAACCAAGGTTCTGCAACTTCTGTTGTCTGTAGGCAAAGACCAGCAACGTCACCGTTACAAGGAACATAACGATAGACATCATTGTACTTATCGTAGATGTACTTATAACCAGAGTCAAATACTGCGTAAGAAGAACTTGGCAGTTGATTGAAGAAATCAATTACGTTAGAAACAGCACTAGTGCTGTTGCTTACGCCAACTACATTTGCTCTACGTGGAGAAATAAAGACCATGCAGTCACGGCGTTCTTCAACAATGTTGACAAGAGACGTAATCTTAGCAATGGCTGCTGCATCATCAGCACCAGAAGGACCAGTGAGGATGAAGTCAATCTGCTGAGATTCGGGGTCTTCACCAAGTTCGTATGCAGTTACGAGGTCGGTATTTGTGACTGTGTAGGTTCCGCCAGTTGTTGTATAGTCTGCACCATCAGTTAAACGATAGTATGCAGTTGCATTGTTTGCACTACCAACAGTTGTGCGACCAGCTGGATAATCTACAGAACCATCTGCAGAACGGAGAAGGTTGAACTGACGAGCAGCACTCAGACCCCAATTGCCATCACCAGGAGTTGCAGTTGCGTTGAAAACCTCAGTCTCATGAGCACCCCAGTAAATGTAATCAGAACGCTGCTTAAGTACATTTACATAGTAGTTTGTTTCACCGATGGTTGTCTTAGCATCAGATGCCTTAGAAAGACCAATGAAACGCTCAAGAATAGCACCAGTTGTACCAGTGATTTTACCATCAACGTCAACAACGAGAACATGAAGTTCGTCGCGGTAACCGCCAGCATTGCTTGTATACAAAGAAGTGCCAGGGCGACCTGCAACGTTAATCCACTTCAGACCAGGAAGATATTCGCGGTCAGTATACTCATCAGTAACGGAAGTGATTGCGACAGTAGTAGCATTGGTATCATCAATGTTATCTGTAGCAGCAAAAGCAATACTGTCTTTATTGTGAGCAATCAGAAGTCTGCGCGCAACACCATCAGTAGCAATATCTGCAGTATTTGCTCCTTGAGTTACGGTTTGTCCATCAGCAATAATACCAGTAACACTACCACCAGGAAGACCGATTTCCAGTTTCTTATTAGCTGGGTCCCATGCAAGAACATTAACGGCTTCGGGAGAACCCGAGATGGTAACAGTTGTAGAAACACCAGGGGTGAAATCACCGACAACATTTTCGACAGTTAATGTAATACTGTACTTATATACTTTACCCGCAGCACCAGATGCAGCAGAGAGTGCTTCGTCAGCAACAAACTCATGCTCGTTACCAGAACTAGGAGCGGGGATAAGAGCAACTTGGTCAGCACCTGCATCAGTTACAAAAATACCGATAGAGTTGCCGAGAGAACCAGGAGTTCTTGCTGCCCAGAAGAAAGTGTTATTTCCAGCAGATTCAAAAGAGGTTTCGTACTGATCAAGATTCTTAATCAGAACAGTATCAACAGAACCAGTTTTATCAGCAACAGCATTCTTGAGGCTGGTAGATGCAACACGGACAGCTTTTAAAGTTCCGCCATAGGATAAAAACTGTGATGCGGTAAACCAATACTCATAGTTAGAGTCGTTGGGTTTGCCGAAAATATTTGCAAGTTCCCTTTCATTGGAAACTTCAACAATTTCTTCAACAGGACCTTGTGTAAAAGGTGCTGCAATGAGACCGACGTTTGCGGTCGAAAGTGTGGTAATAGTCGTCAGGTCTCTTTCCTGAAAGACTACCCCTGGCGAGGATTGGTTGGCTGCCATGTTTAAATTCTCCTAGAGTGATTCCAACATCGGTTGTCTAAGATTATTTATATTTTTGAATCTTCACCTAAACTCCCACATGTATGATTTATCCCCGTATTCCGCAATTTGCCACACATCTCCTTGAGCATCTGCAAAATACTCATCGCCCAATCCGTCATCCATAAATCCAAATGGAGCCATATCTTGTTCAATAGATTCCCTCTGGTCTTCATAGATACGCTGACGCACATCGTTATCGTGCATCTCTTTGAAGTATGGTTGCATTGCCATCCAACCAAAGATAACCAGGCACATCGCAAGGTCATCATTACACCCGTCTTCTGCGGCAAATGATTGACCCTTGACAATAAATGTAGTTAGTTCTGCAATCGTGTCATAGTCTGGAATCATTAACTTATCTTCTTCGATAAGTGCTTTGAGATTGGAGCATCCAACTTGCTTGACGGCAGTTGACATCTTGACACCCAGTTGAGTCTTCTTTCCAGAGAATCCTTGACCTAATTGTTGACCAGCTCTACCACGCATTGCTGCCATCAAGAGATTCTCATACTCCAAATCAAACTGAATAATGTCCGCAACCTGTCCACCAATATCATTTACTTCGCATAGGATGTAAGCGTTATTATAGTTCTTTGCAACGTCAACAATGATATTGGGGAATACGATAGGTTTAATCTCATTGTTCCTATAGCGAGCAACAACTTTGTAGGGCAAGGTA